CAGCAAGTCGTTCCAAGACCTGGTGGATATTTACCTCCGGCCGGGCATGATGACCATCGCCCGCTCGGTGGACCGCGCCGTCTTGGGCCGCGTCCACGGTTTCTTGGGCACCCCGACGCAGCGTGTCGGCCGGCTGGGCAACCTCTCGGCGAGCAACAGCAAGGACTTCGTGCTGGAGGCCCGCGAGCGGCTGAATGTCAACAAGGCCCCGCTAGAAGGCCGCAATCTGGTCTTGGCTCCGGTGAGCGAGACCGCGCTGTTGAAGAACGAGCTGTTCATCGCGGCCCAGATGCGCGGCGACTTCGGCACGGCGTTGGAAAGTGCCACCCTGGGACGGATTCTGGGGTTCGACACGTACATGGACCAGAACGTCAACAGCGTCTCCGGCGTGTGTGACGTGGACTCCACGGGCACCGTGACCAACGCCATGGCTGCCGGCAGCGGCGGGTCGCAGGCCGTCACCCTGGCCGATTACGCCGTCAACATCGGCGAGTTCGCCGTTGTGGCCGGCAACGACCAGCCGACCTACATCGCTGCGGCCACCGCCGCAAGTGGTGCCACCACGGCCATTACCCTCAACGAGGCGAACAAGTACGCCACCGCCGCCAGCGCCGCGCTGTCGGTCTACAAGGCGTGCAACGTGAGCGGCAGTTACCTCGCGGGTTGGGTCCAATCGGTCCAGGTGACGGGCTACGTCAACCCGCCGCAGATCGGCCAACTGGTGGCCTTCGGCACCGGCACCGGCCGCGTGACCTACACCGTGATCGAATCCTACACGGCGAACACGGACGGCACCCCGAACCCGTTGGGGACCTGCCAGGCCATCTACGTGGACCGGCCGCTGGAAGTGGCCATCACCGATGGCGACAAGTCCTACCCCGGTCCGGCCGGCGCACTGAACATGGCCTTCCACCGCAACGCCATCGCCCTGGTGACGCGCCCCTTGGCGATCCCCAACAACGCGATGGGCGTGTTGTCGCACGTCGGTGTCTACAACGACATCGCCATGCGGGTCTCGATGCAGTACAGCATCCAGAGCGGCGGCACGGTGGTCAACCTGGATATCCTCGCGGGTGTGGCCATCTTGGATACCAACCTCTGCTGTGTTCTCCAAGGTTAACCCTGTTTGCGGCAACGCAATCCGCCTGGCCCGGATCGCTCCGGGCCAGGTGGCCTTTCTCTTTCTCCCAAATGGAGGCCCCGGCATGGACATGTCCAACCTGTTGGTGTTGCTCAAGCAGTACGGGCCGCTGGCGCTGGTGGTGGCGTATTTCCTTTGGCAGAACTGGCTCCGCGAGCTGCGAATGAGCGACCGCATCACGAAGCTGGAAGACGAGCAGCGCGACGTGCTCTTGCCGATGGTCGAGCGCTCGACGGACGTAATCACGCAGAACACGGCGATGATGGAGCGGTTGGAAAAGGCCCTGGATGGCCGTTTCGAGTGCCCTTTGCGGCACCAATGCCCCGAAGGGTAACGCCATGAGCTCGGCCAACCCGATCCACAACCGCTTCATGCGGTTGTCCATGTACATCCACGAGCGTCAGCACGGCGTGACGCTGGTTGTCCGCCGCAAGCTGGCGGTCGTTGCCAGCACGGAGACGGGCCAGACGACGTGGACGATTACGCAGTGGAAGATACCGCGGGTGGTGGTACTTCCCGAAAAACGTCAACGCGAGGTGCGCCAGAACGCCGGGGCGATGGCGGCCAACCGGGCGATCATACAGGGCTCCTCTTTTGACACCGGCGGCCGGCACTTTTTGTTCGATCGCTCGGAGGTTCCCCGTGACTTGGTGCTGCAAAAGGACGACTGGATCGTCTTCAACAACAAGCACTATGACATCGAAAGTGTCACGAACTACGAGTACGGCAGGGCTTGGTTGGTGATTGCCAAGGAACTGGAGGGGCGCGTGGAAGTCTGCGATATGCGGACCATACGAGTCGCGACTTCCGATCAGCTTACGCTTGCAGACAACCTCACAAATGCATAGGTGCTCACATGGCGGCTGATCCCAATTGGGCGCGCTGGGCATTCGCGTCCGTGGCGACGGCGATGAAACAACTCGCCGTGGCGGCCCCCATTCCGGCCTTGGTGGAGGGTCTGGATGAACGGACGACCGCTTACATGCAGTCACCCGAGCGGGTCGAGATTCGCATTTCCGGCCCCTTCACGCGACGCCTGAGCATGGAAAAGGAATGCGATTACCACGAACTGGCCGTTGACATCAATCTGCTTTTCACGAGCCGCTACGAGATCAACGCCAACCAGTACGACATTCTCAAGACGGTTGGGCAGTTCCACACGGCATTGGACAGTCCCATTGCCATGCTGCGGCTCGGTGACCAGCCAGGCGACGACGGCAGCCTTGTGGGCTGCTTGCTGCCTCGCACGGGACGCAACGATGCAGTGCGTGTTTTTCACTTTGGGCAAACCGATCAGACGGACCGGCAGAAGCAGGTGATGATCGACGCCCGCTACGTCGCCTACATACCTTGACAGGCAGCCAACAGGAGATCAACAGCTATGGCCCGTATCGAACTCAAATACTGCACCATCCGTTTCCAGGATGGCTTGAATGGAACCGCGCTCGGTCCAGTGACCGTGCCGATCGCCGGCGCGACCAGTCTTACCGCCATCTCTTCGGTAGCGCTTAACAGCCTCAATTCGCAGGTGGTTCCCGTGGGCGCTCGCTTCCGTATCGCGGGCGAGACGGTGCCGATCGACCACACGGTCACGGCCCGCGTGCAAGGCTCGGGCAGCGGCGGGGCGAACGAGACGCAGACGGTGGCGGTGACCAATGCCACGGGCGGCACGTTCAAGCTGCTGTGGGGAGGGGCGGAGTCGGTCGAGATTGCCTATAACGCCGATGCAACGGCAGTCGCGGCGGCATTGCTGCCACTGGTGGGTGCTTCGGCGAATGTCAGCGTGACGGGGACGCTTGGTTCGTGGACGGTGGTGTTCCAAGGCACGCTGGCCAACGCGCCGCAGGCCATTCTGACGGCGGACATCTCGGAGTTGATTGGCGCTGGTGCCTATGTCGCCATCGCGGAAACAATGCTCGGCACCGTGCCGACCGGCGGCAACGTGACCACGGCCATCACCTTCACGCCGGCCCTCGGCGCAGGCACGTACCTTACCCTTGCCGCCCTGACTTTCAAGCCGCAGCAGATATACGTCAAGATCGGTGAGGGGAACCTGACCTACACCGAGCACCGGGACTACGCCTACCTGCTCGACCGCGGACTCTTGGACACGGTGCGCGAGCCGAAGGACGTGCCGATGGACGTGAAGCTGGACGCCGTATACGAGCATATCACCAGCGGCACCAGTGAAGCCGTCTGTCCGATGGACGCCCTGAAGGGCATGAACAGCGCCGTTGAGTGGGTTAGTTCGGCACCCGACCAGTGCGAGCCGTACTCCATCGACCTCTTGGTGGAGTACGATCCGCCGTGCGCCCCGGTCAATCGGGAGGCGACCGTGTTCCCGATGTTCCGAGCCGAGACCCGCGAGATCAACTACAGCGCGGCGACCATCGTGCTCTCGGGCAAGTGCAATGTCAAGGAGCCGAACGTCTACCGCGGCTCGGACGTTGACAACCTGTAACGACTCCCCGGTCCTTTATTGAGCCTTGTGCTGCCAATGTTCGCGACGAGCGGCCAAACGGCCACGAAGCGGGATCATTGGCGGCGTCGGCATCAATAAGGCCGGTTGCGCTAGCCGCTAGGCTAGCCGGCAGCGCCGGCACATTACCGGCGCTGCCGTTCTTTCTTTTCCTGTTTTCGAGGGAGAAAACTAATGAAGATCGGCGGTATCGATCCCACCAGCCTGCCTACTGAAGTGTTCCTGGTCCTGCCTCGCGGCGACCAGCAGATCGTGTTCCGTGCGGGACCCGTGTCGAGCATGGACGAGTTCGAGGCCCTCTGCCCGCGGCCGACCCCGCCGGGGAAGATGACCCGCGACGGCTGGGTGCCCTTGGCGGACGACCCGACCTACCAACAGGTCATTGCCGAGTGGGGCCAGAAGCGGCTCGGCTACATGGTGGCAAAGTCGCTGGAGCCCAGTCAAGTCGAATGGGATACGGTCAACCT